GAGTTGTTAGCGAGAACACAGATAGGAAAAAATGGCGAAGAATTAACAGGTGCAGATGCTATATCTATCAAGTTGTTCGAGCAGGCACTCAAAGGAAATGTTAAGGCATTCAAGACTATAAGAGATACAGTTGGCGAAAAACCGGTTGAGAATGTGCAGATTGCAAAGGTGGATCAAGAGGCAATTGATGATATTAATGAAATGCTAGAAGAGGCATCAAACAATGTTGAAACAGAAACTGAAAAATTTACTGATAAATAACCCGGTATTGTTTGCCAACAAAGTTGGTTTTGACAAGCTGGGTTCTTTGCATAATATGTGGATTAAATGGATGGTCCACAAGAAAACAGATTTCACTCTTCAAGCACATCGAAATTCATATAAAACAACTTGTGTGGCGGTGGCATTAGCACTCATTATTATTTTAAAGCCGAATGAAAGAACATTGTTCTTGCGAAAGACCGATGATGATGTTAAAGAGATAATTGCACAGGTTAAAAAGATATTGTTGCATCCAATAACCAAACAGATAATAAGAGATTTATATGGCATCGAGTTGATTTTAACAGTAGATAATGCAACAGAAATTTCAACAAATCTATGCAACGATACTAAAGGAACATCACAGCTTATTGGAATGGGTATCAAAGCATCGTTAACCGGTAAGCATTTTGATAACATCTTTACAGATGATATTGTTACATTAAGGGATAGAATATCAAAGCCTGAAAGAGATGCAATTATCATTGCTTATCAAGAGTTGCAGAATCTAAAGGTTGAAACCGGCAGAATCTTCAACACCGGTACTCCCTGGCATAAGGATGATGCTTTCAAGATTATGCCAAAGGCTGTTAAGTTCACTTGGAAAGATACAAACATTTTCACAAAAGAACAGATTGAAGAAAAGAAAAGCAATATGCTTTCATCAATCTTTGCGGTTAATTACGAATTAAGACACATAGCCAGCGAAGATGTTATCTTTACTCAACCAATGGAAATTGGACTTGAAAAGGGAAAGGCAATGAGAGGAATAAGCCACTTGGATGCCGCTTATTATGGCTCGGATTTTACAGCTCTAACATTCATAAGAAAAAGCAATGGCTTTTATTATGTATTTGGCAAACTGTGGCGAAAACATGTTGAAGAATGTTATAATGACATTATAGAGTTATACAAAGAATTCTTGCCTAATGCACTTTATTGTGAAGATAATGGAGATAAGGGATTTGTGGCAAGGGATTTAAGAAAGAGTGGATTGAGAACTCATTCATATCACGAAACAACAAACAAATTCCTAAAGATTACATCTATTCTTAAAAGAGAATGGAGCAAGGTTAAATTTGTTGAGGGTACAGATGATTTGTATATCGAACAGATTTGCGAGTATAATGAACATGCAGAACACGATGATGCACCTGATTCTTTGGCATCATCGATTAGAAGATTATACAGAAAATAGGAGAATGGAAAAATGTTTCAAAAATTAATCAAGAAAATCAAAGAGGCTTTGCAAAAGATGATTGCTTATCGTGATGTTACAGAGGTTGTTTCCGAATACGATGATTCAATTTCTAACAAGATGCAAGATGCGATTAGCCGATGGAATTCAATCTATCAAGATAATTCTCCGTGGCTAACAAACAAAGTGCATTCATTACAGCTCGGAAAATCTATTTGCCAAACAATGGCAATGATGGTTTTATCGGAAATGGAATCACAAATCGATGGCAAGACAGAAAGAGCCAAAACTTTAAATGAGCAATACCAAGAACACTTGGTTGAAAAGTTAGCCGACAACGTGGAATTTGGAATGGCTCTTGGATCACTAATAATGAAACCATATATTAGCGGCAATGAAATCTATATTGATTTCTGTAAACAAGGCGATTATTTGCCAATTGCTTATGATGATGATGGAAACATCACAGATGTTGCATTCCAAGATTCATTCACAGTTGGAAAAACAACTTACACAAGGATTGAAAGACAGACTTTCACAGGCAATTCAGTTATTATCGAAGAGAAAGCCTTTAAATCAAATAATGATGATTTAGGAACAGAAATTCCATTAACAAGTGTTCCAAGATGGGCATCTCATAGCGAAGAACCGGTTGTTATTGAAGATGTGAAAAAACCTTTGTTTGGTGTTTACAAAGTTCCACTTGCTAATAATATTGATTACAATTCTCCACTTGGAATATCAATCTTTGCTCCAGCAGAGAAATTAATCCAAAAAGCCGATGAACAGTTTTCAAGATTAGATTGGGAATATCAAGGTGGCGAATTGGCAATTGATGTTGCAGAATCCGCTCTTATTCATTCAACAAGTTATTTTGGCAAAGATGAAGTTGATTTCGCACGAATGGGAGAACACGCAGAAAGATTATATCGTGGATTAGATACAGTTAACGAAGATACTTACCATGTATTCAATCCAACATTAAGAGATGCCAATTATCAAAGCGGCTTGGAAAAATACTTGATGCGTATCGAAGATAATATCGGATTGGCAAGAGGTTCATTATCCGAGGTTAGTTCGGAGGCAAGAACCGCAACAGAAATTAGAATCCTTAAACAAAGAACATATATCACAGTTAAAGCACATCAAAAAGCACTTGAAAAAGCATTGATTGATTGCGTTGATGCAATGAATGTTCTTGCAACTCTGTATGATGAAAACGAAAATCACGAAGAAGTTCAACTAATAATTGAATGGAAAGATTCTGTTTTAACTGATACGAATGAAGAATTGAATCAAAAGTTGCAATTGGTAGATGCTGGAATATTATCAAAAGCCGAATTGCGTTCTTGGTGGAATGGAGAAACACTTGAAATTGCACAGGAAAAGATTGATGAAATCGGCAATGGCTTGGAAGATATTTTTACCGGTGCGATTGATATGAACATCGGAGATGAATAATGATTAAAGATTTGGACAAAATCTCATATAGAATGGCAGATGATTTTGAATCCGTGAATCAAATGTTTATCAAAGAAATGGGAGAGCATGTTCGAGATATTGGCAAACTAACTCCCAATGATTTAAACATTCTTGAACAGTATAGAAGAATGGGTGTTTCAATGGACAAGGTGCAGAAAGAGATGCAAAAAGTTCTTGGAAAGACCGAAAAGGAAATCTATAAACTGTTGAGAAGAAATGGATTGATGGATTATGAATCAATGGCTATTTTTTACAAAGCCAAAAACAAACAACAGATTCCGTTTCTTAAAAACAAGCGAATGCAAAAGATGGTTCGAGAAGTTGGAAGATTAACAAATGCCAGCTTTAGAAATATTGCCAATTCAACAGCTATGAGCAGAGAATATCAAAAGGCGATAGACCGGGGCATCTATTCTGTGATGAATGGTTTGGAAGATTACAATTCAGCGGTTAAAAGAGTTGTTAAGAATTCGGCACTAAATGGAAACAAGGTTCAATATTCTAGTGGTTACAGTAGGAGATTAGATTCGGCGGCAAGAATGAACATCCTTGATGGCACTAGAGAATTAACAAGAGGCATCCGATTGTTAGGTGGGCAAGAGTTCGGAGCAGATGGAGTTGAAATTGATGCACATGGAATGTGTGCTCCAGACCACCAGGAAGTTCAAGGAACGCAGATGACAATGAAAGAGTTTGAAGAATTCCAAAATGATGATTCGCACAGACCAATTGGGAAGTTGAATTGTGGGCATTCTGCTGATCCGATAGTTATCGGAGTAAGCCAACCGGTTTATTCGGATGATGAATTGCAAGAAATGAAAGATTATTCAAATGAAATCATTGATATAAACGGAAAGCAATTATCGAGATATGATTGGGAACAATCAATGAGAAACCTTGAAACAAAGGTTAGAGAACAGAAAGATTTAATCGTTCTTGGCAAAGCAAGTGAGATTGATGATATAAAAAGAGAGGCTAACCAAAAAATCAAAGCCTATAAAAAAGCCTATAAAGATATATCCGACCAAACAGGCATAACACAAAGACCATATCGGTTTGGTTGACATTTTACAAAAAATTGTTACAATAAAATTAGAAACTTCTTATCGGAGAAATCCGATTAACAAATTATTTTAAAAAGGAGATTAGATATGGAAAACATTTTCACAATTTTGAAGAATCACGGAATCGAAATCAGCGAGGACAAGAAGAAAGATTTTGAAAAAGACCTTTTGAAAAATTACAAAACAATCGCAGAATTCGATGCAATCAAAGAAACTCTAAAACAGACACAAGATGATTTAAAATCTCGTGACACCGACCTTGAAGAAGTAAGAAAACAACTTGCAGAATCAGGCGATGATAAAGAGGCACTTGCAAAAGCAAACAAATCACTTGAAGAACTCCAAAAAACTTATGAAGATAAGAAAAAGGAGTATGAATCAAACCTAGCAAAGAAAGATTATGAATTCGCTGTTAAAGAAAAGATTTCAAATCTTGAATTCACATCGAATGCCGCAAAGAAAGCATTCACAAACGATGTTATCGAAAAAGGCTTGAAATTAGAAAATGGCGAATTGTTGGGATTTGATGATTATGTTGCAGAGTACAAAAAGAACGATGAGGGTGTTTTCAAAGCAACAGACAACGGAGAGAGCAAACCACATTTCGGCGGTGGAACACAGAAAAAGAATTCCACAAAGCCAGAAGATACAACTCTCCCAACATTCATTTAAAAGGAGATATTAAAAATGGGATATGATGCAATAAACATTTTAGCGAGTGATGAGGGAAAAGCAAAACTAGCGGTTGAATTTAGAGGTGTTTTAGAGAATATTCAGGCAAAGACACTTGCAATGCAATTAAGAAGTACAGACCTTTCAGGAGATCCAAAAGGTGGCAGAATTGAAGTTAAGAAATTCAAAAACTTTGAATCTGCTGAATATGGAACAGCCGCATCAGGCAGGGGCGATACAGCTCTAAAAGAGAAGATTGCTTACATCGACATTGACAAGGACAGAGAAATCATCAAGGACATCGAAGAGAAAGATGCAAAACTTTATGGTGTTGATGATTTAGTTGGCAAGGTTGGAACAAATGCCGAAAAGACAATGACAAGAGAACTTGACAAAGCATTCTTCACTTATGCAGAGAGTGTTGCCACAGCGTACACACCGGGCGAAGGGGAAACAACAATCCTTGATATTCTTGATGGTGCTGTTACAGAGTTGAACGAACTTTCAAATGATTACATTGATGGTGTTGATGATGAAGATATTGTTATCGTTCTAAATTCAGCAAATTATAAGAAAGTTAGAAGATACCTTGATTCTGTTGCTAACTCAAATGTTAATTCAACAGAGGGAACATTTAGAACTCTTCATGATATACAGATTGAAAAGGCTGTTAGACTTCCTGATGGTTGCGGTGGCTTAATTATGATTAAGAACATCATTGGTTTACCGGTTCTTGTTAATGGAGTTAATACTGAAAAGGTACAGAAGAGAAATGCGGTTTCAGCACAGCTATTTTATGATTATGGTGTTGGAACAGCAACTCCAGAGGGCATCTTAAAGATTAGTGATGGTTCATCAAGTGTTACACCCTAGTGAACCGTTGGCGGTAGTTCCAACGGAACTTGAAATCACAAAGGGCGAAAGCGGAGAAGTAACTGTTAGCGGTGGAAGTGGTACTTATACCGCTGAAACAACAACAGCGAACATCACAGCCACAGTTGATGGCTCAAAAATCACAATAACAACAAATGGAAACAGTGCAGCAAGTGACACGTTAACAATTAGTGACGGAGAAGATTCTGTCACAGTTGCAATAACTACTGTTGCACCTTAAAAAGAAAGGGAAGTCATATGGAACATCTATCAATTGAAGATTACAAATTATTTGGTGGAAGTCAACCTGACTTCCCTAATTTGTTAATTGATGCAGAATGCTATTTGGAAAAAGTAACATTTAATAGAATTAACAAAGTGGAATTGGATGATAAGATTAAAAGATGTATTGTTTTATTGATTGATGAAATTGTTAAAGCAAAATCAAGAAATGGCATTAATTCATATTCAAATGGATTTGAAAGCTGGAGTTATTCCAATGAAGAATCAAAAAGAATGTATGATATTTGCAAAACATATCTTGATCCAAGATTGCTATTCCGAGGTGTAGGATGTTAAAAACAATCACATTGCTAAACAAATTGAATCGAAAAGACAGCCAAACCGGTTTAGATGTTTGGTATAAAACTATTTTAACCGCTAATGTTTACAGCGAAAAAGTAACAAGTGCGGTTGGAATGGATGTTTCGATGAATGAAACATACACAATCTTAATTCCATTTACCGACAAATATTCAACCTATCATTTATGGAAATCAATGAACAAGGATGAACATTACACCTTAAAGCAAGGCGATGTAATTATCTTTGATGAAGTGGAAGAAGAAGTTACAACAAACAACATTGCAGAAATCCGAAAACAATATGAAAGTTGTGAAGTTAGAACGATAGAGCAGAGAGAAAAAATTCTTGATGCTAATTATCAATTCAAAGTTGGTGCTGTTTAATGAAGATAACTTTTGATAAAAAAGGAGTTGTTAGAAA